GAAACCTATCCGCCGGTTCTTGGCTTGGTGGGCCGCGCGCCCTGAGACGTTGATGGCGCTGATAAACCGTCCGCGCCCCGCTTCAACCTCGAAGCTCTATGTGGTCGAGATCGACTTTTCCATGCCTCCGCCGATGATGGAGGATTTCGAGAAAAACCTGGACAGGCTGCGGGAGAAATTCGGCTTGGACTTCCTCATGGTCGAGCCTGGCATAAAGCTGAAGAGATTCGATGACTTCTGACACCCTCACGCCCGAAGTATTGCCCGCAACCTCCCGCCTGCCAGTCCTGCGCCGCGACTGGTCCGTGCCGCAACCGATGACCGTACAGCGCATGAGGGCGCAATTGGTCTCGGAGTACATGGACCGCCACGCCCAACGGTTCAGCTATGACGGAGCATCGGCCGGCCGCCGCACTCATGGCTGGTACGCCCCATCCTCGGACGCCAACGTCGAGTTGATGGGATCGCTGGTCTGGCTTCGCAACCGGAGCCGCGAACTGACCCGCAATAATCCCTACGCGGTTAAAGCGGTCGAGGAGTTGGCGGGAAACGCGGTCGGGACCGGGATCGTCCCGCAGGCAAAGACGGGCGACGCCGGAATCGACAAGACCATCGATAACGAATGGGCTTACTTCGTCGAGCAGTGCGACACGCCGCAACGTCTGGACTTCTACGGGATGCAGGCATTGGTCATGCGGACCATGGCTGAGAGCGGCGAGGCCGTCCTGCGGTTCCGGCCGCGGCTCACGGAAGACAATTTGCGCGTGCCGCTGCAACTCCAGTTGCTCGAGGCGGACTTCCTCGATCAATTCCGCACGATGGGAACGGTCAACGGTCACGTCATGCAGGGCGTGCAGTTCGATCTATTGGGGCGCCGGGTGGCGTACTGGATCTACACGTATCATCCCGGCGGCGTCCTGATTCTCAATCCGCGCGGCGGCATTGTGAGCCAGCCGGTGCCGGCCAGCCAAATCCTGCACGCCTATCGCGTGCTTCGGCCAGGCCAGGTGCGTGGCGTGCCCTGGCTGGCGCCGGTCATGCTGGCGCTCCGCGACCTGGACGATTACTGCGATGCGGAACGGGTTCGCAAGAAGATCGAAGCCTGCATGGTGGCGATGATTACGCAGGCGGAGGGCATCGAGGGATCATGGATGGGATACAAGGGAACCGATCCGCTTACGAGTCATCCAGTGGAGAGCTTCCAGCCCGGCATGGTGTCCTACCTCAAGCCTGGTGAGGATGTGAAGTTCAACACCCCGCAAGCGGCAGGCGGCTACCGCGATTACAAGACCACCGAACTTGAAGGGATCATGGCAGGCCTCGGTGTTCCCTACGAGCTCGGCACCGGCGACATGTCGAAGGTCAACTTCTCCTCGTGGCGCGGTGGCATGCTGGGCTTCCGCAATACCATCGAGAATTACCGCTGGTTGACGCTGATCCCCATGGTCTGCATGCCAGTGCGGCGCCGCGTGATCGACCTCCTGGTCCTCCTGGGCAAGATTCCAGCGCGCGCGGTGGAGGATCCGAAGCTCAACCTGTATGCCACCCAGTGGACTGCCCCGCGGTTCGAATCGGTGGATCCGGTGAAGGACGCCGAGGCCGCGCTGAAGGACGTCCGCATGGGCCGGAAGACGTGGTTCGAGGCCGTCCTCGAAAATGGCTTCGATCCCAACGCCCAACTCGCCCAGATTGCGCTCTTCAACAAGCTCGTGGACAAGTTCGAAATCATCCTCGATTGCGATCCGCGCAACGTCACGCTGCGCGGCCAGGAGCAGCCGGCCGCCACAGAGGAGCGCACGCCCAGCAGCAAGGCGGTCGCGGGCAGCAAACAGAGCCAAGGGTTGGCCGCCCTCTCGGAAGAGGACCTGGCGATGGTCAAGGAGCTTCTGGTCGCGGGCTCATCGGCGCGCGCCGATCGCGATTGGGGAAGCGCCACAAGGACGTATCTCACGTAGAAGGGACGACAAAGATGACGGATTTCTGGAGCACTTATAAGCCGATCATCATGGCGATTGTTTTTGCTTGCGCGGTGACGGGTTTGCTTGTGTGGAACGATCCAACGTTGCTCCATGCTTGCCGCTGAGAGTAACAACCCAACAAGGAGCTAAACCAATGAAAGGTAATCCGAAAGTCATGGCTGGCCTGCAAGAATCCATCAACCTCGAGGCCAGCCGCTCGGCGCAGTACAAACTGGATGGCATCGACGCCAAGCGTTTCGGTCTGGAGATCGCTGGCGACCTCCTGACCTTGCACCAGCAATCCGAAGACGCTCAGGACGGCCTGGTCAGTCGCCTCTTCTTTTTCGAGGGCGAACCGGAGATTGCCGCCCAGACCGCCAAACCGCATCAGGATTTCGGCTCTCTCATCGCCGATCACATCGCCGCCGAGACAGCGCTGGTCGGTCGCTTCCGTGAATTGGCGAAGGAAGCCTGGGACGCGGGCGAGATCGACACGGCGCACAGCTACGAGCACCTGGCGAACTATCACACGGTCGGATGCGCCATCGGCGGCAACGAGCACAAGGGCCATCTGGCTTGGCTTCAGAAACAACTGTGGCAGCGCGGCAAGCTGGGCGAGACCGATTACATCGCCGTGCAGGCCGGCTAGGAGCAAACCATGTCACTACTCGGACAGACCATCGAAACTCTGGGAGCCATCGGCGTCCATCACACGGCCGTCGATAAAGACGGCGCCTGGGATGCCGGGGCGAACCTGAAGCGCCTGGGCGACAGTCCATCGAAAGACGCGCTCCGGGCGATGCACGCCTGGGTGGACCCGTCAAAGGACGCGGCCACAAAGGGAGCCTACAAACTCCCCCATCACGACGTCTCGGCGGACGGCAAGGTGGGCGCCGCGAACATGGCGGGCTGCGCAGCCGCGATGGGGCGGCTGAACGGGGGCGGCCTCGACATTCCGGCAGATGACAAGAAGGCCGTCCACGCGCATTTGGTCGCGCACTACAAGGACGCGGGCAAGGATGCCCCGGACCTCAAGGCTGGCGCGTGCACCGGCGGCGAGACGATCTTTCAGGGCGAACTCTTCTCGGCGGCCCACGATGAGATCAGCTTCGCTCCGCAGACCGCGGATGCCAAGAATCGCACGGTCGATGTGGTCTGGTACGGCGGACAGACCGTGCCGCGCTACGACGCCGAGACGGACACGGATTACATGCTCCGCTTGAATATGGCGGGCTGCCGCATGGCGCGCCTGAACGCTGGCGCCCCGGTATTCGATTGCCACATGACGGGTACGGATTTCAAATCCATCGTGGCGAACCAGGCCGGCGCGAAGGCGCAGCGCGGCTCTGTGGTCAAAGCCTGGGCCGATGGAGCGGCGGGGAAAGCAACACTGCAATTCGGAGTCGAAGGCGAGAACAAGGACACAGACCAACTCTGGTCCGGCATCGCCTCCGGGCGTATCCGAAACCTCAGTTTCGGGACGTGGATCTACAGCAAGCAGCCGGTCAAGGACGCCAGCGGCAACGGCACGATGGCGCCTCATCCGAGCGGCAAGCAGGCGCCGGTCTTCGAGGCTACCGATTGGGAGCCTTTCGAGGTCTCGGCGATCACGGTGCCTGCCGATTTTTCTACTCAATTTCTGTCCGCGTTGGGAGCGGACGGACGACGGGCAACCAGCCCAAATCAGGAGAGAACCGTCATGGAAGAGACGACTCAGACGGGCGCGGAAGCCCGTAACAATCAGGCAGTACTCGATGCGGCGCGCACCGAGGGAGCGACGTTGGAGCGCCAACGGGTGGCCGAAATCACCACGCTGGCAACTAACTTCAAATGCCAAAAACTCGGGGCCACGCTGATCGCATCGGGCGCAACGGTGAAAGAGGCGGAAGCCAAGTTCGCCGCCGCCAGCGAAATCCGCACCATCGGGACTCCGCATCTGAAGCACGGCATTACCACGGAGTTTCTGGACGGGCTGATCGACACCGGTACGACGCTCGATGCGGCCAGGGCCAGCATTCTTCAGGAAATCGAGAAGCAGGGGAGCCGCGGGGTGGGCGGCCACCGGGTCGATGTCAGAACCGAGCTCTCCATCACGCGCGATCAGCAGGAAACGTTCGGCGAGCAGATGACGGCCGCCTTGTTGCTGCGCTACCAGCCGGGCTTCTTCGGTCCGACCCGCGGCGCGGAGGTGGCCGCGGAGACCCGCCGGCAGCTCGACCTGGGCAAGCAGTTTCGCGGCTTGAAGCTTATCGAGATGGCGCGGGAGTACCTGGAAATCTGCGGCATCAGGACCCGCGGCATGGGGCCGGACGTGATCGCGGCAAAGGCGCTCATCCCCAAAGTTCCGCGCTTCTCGTTCGAGTTGTTCGAGGGCGGCGCCGAATCCACGTCCGATTTCCCCGGCATCCTGGCCAACGTCGCCAACAAAACCCTGGTCCCGGCTTACCAGGCGTACCCGCAGACTTTCCGGCCGCTGGCCCGCCAGCAGACGGCGCCCGATTTCAAGCCGATCAATCGCGCCTTCCTCTCGGATTTGGCGGCGCTGCCGAGGCTGAACGAGAAAGGCGAGTACCACCGCGCCATTCTGACGGACGGAAACGTCAGTTATTCGCTGGCGACTTACGGCGAGGTGGTGGCTCTGACGCGCAAGACGATCATCAACGATGACCTCCAGGCCTTCACGCGCACGCCGGCGGAACTCGGTGTGGCGGCCTCCAGAATGGAATCGGATGTCGTCTGGGGTATCGTGCTGGCCAACCCCTCTGCGGTGTATATGGGCGACAAGACCTCGGTGGCGCTGTTCGCCGCTGGCCACAAGAACTTCCAGACAGGCGCTCCCTCGGCTTTCGCCGTGGCGTCCCTCGCCACCGGGCGGACGCTCTTCCGCCAGCAGACTGGCCCGCAGGGCACGCCCCTCAATCTCACGCCGCGCTACCTCGTCACGGGGACCGCGCTCGAAACCACGGTCGAGCAGACCATTTACCCGATGCAGTTGGCAGTCACGGCGGTGACCGCGGGTGTTCCTCCCTGGGTGCGCTCGCTGGTCCCGGTGGTGGAGCCGCGCCTCGACGCCTTAGCGACCTATGGCGCGACGGCTTGGTACCTGTTCGCCGACCCGGCGGACGTGGCCGGGCTGGAATACGCGTTCCTAGAAGGTCAGGAGGGCGTGTTCCTGGAGACTCGCCAGGGCTTCGAGGTGGATGGAATCGAGATCAAGGCGCGTCATGATTTTGGCGCTGCGGCAATCGACTACCGCGGCATTCAGCGGAGCAACGGCGCTGCGTAGTGCGCAGCTAGGCGGGACAATCGCGGGGCGGTGAACGAATCGCCGTCCCGCAAAAAGAGAAAGGGAGAACCACTCACATGATGAACTTCGTGCAACGAGGGGCAACCCTCACCGTTCTGGCGCCCTACGTACTCACCAGTGGCGCCGGCTGCCGCGTCGGAAACATTTTCGGTGCCGCAGTCAACAATCAAGCCCAGGGCGACTCAAGCGAGATCGTCCTGGAAGGCGTGTTCGATCTCGCCAAAGACAGCAGCACCTTCGCCTCCGGCGACCTGGTTTACTGGGACGACGTCGCGAAGGCTGCCACCAGCACGGTCGGCAGCAACCTGCTGATCGGCGAGGCGACGCTCGACCAGGCCAGCGGGACGGCCGCGCTCGGAGGAGCTTCCGGCGATGCGACCGTGCGCGTCAGGCTGTTCGGCGTGCCGGGATTCTCCGGCCAGGTCAACGGGCTGCGCGTGGCGCACGCGCTCTACGATTACAGCGTGGACGGCGGGGTAAGTTGCACGCCGGCCCAATCGGACACCATTCCGGCGAAGGCGGTGGTGCATGGCGGCGTCATCAACTCGACCGTTGCCTGCACCGCCGGGGGTTCCGCGACGGTGGCATTCGGCACCACGGCGGGATCGGCGGCCAATTCGATTCTGACGGCGACGGCTATCGCGAGCCTCTCGCTCGACGCTGTGGTCAATCCGACCTGCAAGACCACGCCGTTCAAGATGTCGGCTGCTGGCCAGATCTCGGTGGCTATCGCCACCGGGCCGCTCACGGCCGGGCAAATCGAAGTCTGGGTGATTTACCAGCTCGCCAGCAACGCGTAGAAGTCGGGGCGAAGGCAGAACAAGGGCCGGCGCTTCTCCTTCTTCACGCCGGCCCCTGCCTGAATCACCATGGCCACGTCTGCGCTGAACTTCTCGCAATACAACCAGGTCTTTCTGGAGCAAGGCGGGATCTCTGTCACCTTCACACCGCAAGACGCATCGGGCGCCCAGCAGCTTCAGGCCATCGTCATGCCGCCGGGCCTGGCCGAAGAGATCATGGGCGGCGCAGGATCGGCCGTGCTGCGTCTCTGGGTGGACTTCCAGGCGATCTCTCCGCAGCCGCAAGAGGGCGATCTCTTCACCGTGGGCGGCGTGACTTATGTGGTTGCCAAGCCCGAAGCGGAGCCGGTATCGACGGGCGGAGCGGTGCTGAAACTCCGAACCCAGTGAGATTCAAATGCTGAACCCCGGGCCCATAGCGGACGCCATCGCCGCGGCGCTCGCGGCGATTCCCGACCTGGCTGCCGCCATGACAGTGACGGACGCCAACGGCAACGCGATTTGTCGGATCAACAGCTTTCATTACCGGCTTGGCCAGGAGCATACCCGGGCGATGGTCGTCTACAAGATGCCGGCGCCGTCGATGCTCGTGGTTTGGGACGGCACGCAGGGCGGAAACTTCGACGGCGAGACGATGTGGAAACATCGTTTCCATGTCTATTTCCGTATGGGGAACATGGCGGGATCGAACGACCCGGTGGGATATGAGGAGTTGTGGACGCTGGTCAGCAATGGAATCCCTACCGGGTCTTCGGTGAATATCCGCTACATGAATTTACTCCCCGGGCTGAACATCATGGACACCCCGAGCGACGCGCACGCGGTCGACGAAGACCTGGTAGACCGTTTCGTCGGGACGTTCATCATTCCTGAAATCGGAGACAACTGACATGGATTTCAAACAAGAAGTTAACGGCGTCGACGCGGCCAAGGCGGAGCAACCCGCGTCTGGATCGGCCGCCGCCAAGGTTCGGTTGCGGCATCCGCACACCGGAGACACCCAGGAGGTCGATGCGACCCCTGACAAGCTCGTGCCCTTGATGATTCAGGGGTATCAACAGATTCCGCCGGAGATCCCGGCCACCAAAGGAGTATAAAATGGCAGCAAGAGTACAGCAGCTTATCCTGGGGATCGGCAAAGGGAAACAGGCGGCCATCGGGACGGCTGGGACGACGTTTCTCCGATTTAAGAAACTCAACGCGGACCTGACCACGCCGAAACCGATCTTCGAAAACGATGCGGCTGAAATCGGGAAGGCAAACGAATTCATCGCGCAGACCTATCCGAGTCACTACGAGGTGGCGAACCGTTTCGAAAAATATGCCTCGGCGGAGTTTGTGACGTGGGCGGCGGCTTACGGTCTGGGTAACATCGTTCAGACCGGATCGAGCAGCCCGTACACTTACACGATCA